CTCCTCTAGCCGTTGAAGTTACTGGTGTTGCTGGTACTACGGCACTTGGCAATGAAGGCACTGCTGCTGGAGCAACAGTTATTGAAACTGGTTTAGCAGGTACTTCAGCACTAGGTAATACTGTTGAAACAGGAACTGCCAAAGTCATACCAACAGGCGTTGCAGGCACTTCAGCATTAGGCAACGAAGTTTCTTTTACAAATGTAGTTGTAGTTGAAACTGGACTACAAGGAACTACTGCATTAGGCAATGTGGTTTCAGATGGTGGTGCTGTTGCAGTTGCCACGGGATCAGCGGGTACTTCAGCATTAGGGAATACAACAGAAACGGGTACTGGAGTCATTTCTGTTACTGGTGTAGCTGGTACTTCAGCATTAGGAAATGGTCAAGCCTTTCCAGAATTTGTTGTGGGTGCCACAGGCGATGCTGGAACAGGTGCAATAGGCAATGCCTCTATATCTGGAACTTGTTCTTTTTCAGTCACAGGTGTCGCTGGAACTTCTGCTTTAGGTGAAGAAGGTACATCTGCTGGCTCTACTGTAGTAGAAACTGGACTCTCTGCAACTGGTGCTATAGGCACTGCAACAGTGTTGCCATCTTTAACAATTCCAGTCACAGGTTCTGTAGGAACTGGTGCTATTGGAGATGCTCTTGGGGCGGGAGGAGCACAAGTTGTTGAAGAAGGTTTAACTGGCACTGTTAATATTGGTGACGAAGCGGTTAGTGGTGGAGCAACTGTTTCTGTAACTGGTGTTAGTGCTACTGGTGGTATTGACACAGACTCAACATTGGTAACTTTTATTGTTACAGTAGTAAGTGGTAATCCTTCTAATCACCCTTATTATAATCAAGGCTCAACAAACAAATATGCCATTGGTGGAAGCACAGCTACTGCTGATGTGGTTCTTACTTTAATAGAAGGTAGAACATATAGGTTTGATCAATCAGATAGTTCAAATAGTGGTCACCCTATAGCTATTTATGAAGATGCTAATAAAACAACACAGTATACCACTGGCGTAACTACAAACGGAACTGCTGGAACTGCTGGAGCTTACACTGAGATAACAGTTCCAATTGGTGCTCCAACATTATTTTATCAATGTACCAATCACGCTCTGATGGGAGCACAACTGAACACAGAGAGTGCCACTGGCACTGTTGTAATTGGAACGGCTCTTTTTGCAGTAACAGGATCGTCAGGTACAAGTGCAGTTGGAACGGCAGTAGGAGTAATACCTGTTGTTGTATCTGTTACAGGTTTTGGTGTTACGGGCTCAGTAGGAACTGTCACAAGTTCTGCCGTATCTAATATCGTGATAACTGGAGTCGTAGGAACTGGAACATTAGGAACTTTAAATTTATATGGAATTATTGCCAACGAGGTTTCTGTGAGTTATACTGAGGTAGTTCCG